CCGCCAATGCCTTCTTTCGGATGCGCTTCCATCTGGCAACAAATAGCTGGTACCGCATCGGGTAGGCGCTTGGGTAAACCATGACCCAAATTCAGATATTGAACGGCATCTATGCCAGCAACACGCCGGAGCTGCGCACCAGCTATCCGGTGAACATGATTCCGGTACCGAAAAAGTCCGGCATCAGTAACGGGTTCTTGCGCCCGGGGGATGGCATCGTTGGCAACGGCACAGGGCCGGGCGTAGACCGTGGAGGCATCTACTGGAACGGCATTGTCTACCGTGTCATGGGAACAAAGCTTGTGACCGTGGCCAGCAATGGCACCGTAACCACCTTGGGCGACGTTGGCGGCCCTGCAAATGAGCTGGTAACGCTTGATTACAGTTTCAGCCTGCTCGGCATTGCATCGGGCGGGCGACTTTACTTCTGGAACCCAGCGACCGCCACGCTTGCGCAAAACACAGATGCAGACCTTGGAACAGTGCTTGATTTCTGCTGGGTTGACGGCTACTTTATGACCACGGACGGCACAAATTTAGTGGTCACCGAGTTGACAGACCCGTTCGCGGTCAACCCGATAAAGTACGGCAGTTCGGAGGCTGACCCTGACCCAGTGATGGCGCTTCTCAAGCTGCGCAACGAGGTCTATGCACTCAACAGCAACACCATCGAGGTGTTCGACAACGTGGGCGGCGCTCTGTTCCCATTCCAGCGCATCGCAGGCGCACAGATACAAAAAGGCGTAGTCGGTACGCACGCTTGCTGCCAATACCTTGAGCGAATCGCCTTTGTCGGTGGTGGGCGCAACGAAGCACCGGCAATCTATGTCGGGGTGTCAGCAACGACGCAGAAAATCAGCACGCAAGAAATTGACGATCTACTTTTGCAATACACAGAGTCACAGCTTTCGCTGGTGCAGCTTGAATCACGCACCTACAAAGATCACCAATATCTCTATGTTCACCTGCCAAATGGAACATTGGTTTACGACGCAGCGGCATCGGCGGCGCTGGGTGAGCAAGTATGGTTTGCACTGACCACGGAAGTCGTCGGCTTTGCGCAGTACCGGGCGAGAAACTTCGTTTGGGCTTTCGATAAGTGGCTTGTGAGCGATCCGCAATCAAACGCCATCGGCTACTTGGTGCAGGACACCGGGCACCACTGGGGCGAACAAGTTCGCTGGGAGTTCGGCACGCTCATCGTTTACAACGAGGGCAACGGCGCAATTTTCAACGAGCTGGAGCTTGTCGCCTTGACCGGCAGCGTGGCCGTGGGCACCAACCCACAAATCAGCACCAGCTACAGCGTAGACGGCAAGTCATGGAGTCAAGATCGAAGCATTGCCGTGGGCACCATAGGCAGCAATAAGCGGCTCGCGTGGTTCCAGCAAGGTCACATGCGCAACTGGCGCATTCAGCGTTTCCGTGGCGACAGTGATGCTCATGTGTCGTTCGTGCGCCTAGAAGCGCAAATCGAGCCTTTGGTATTCTGATCATGGCCACCAACTCAAGCCGCCTCAATCTGACCCGCGACCAGCTCGCGAGTTTCTTGACCGACCACCAGCAAATAAAGCAGTTCGAGATGCTTTTTTCAGCGGTCGACGCGATAGCGCCAAACGTAGTTTTGGAAATCAATATTGCAGTTGGCACCGCGCAGGCAACGGCAAATAACGCGATTGACCAAATCATTGCGCTTGGTCAGGATATGGCCGTAAACGATGCGGCAATGAGCGCCAAAGTGCATCAAGCGATGGATGCAATCCCGCGGTTGGCGCAGGCACTGGAGTTGCTTGCGGCTGCCCCAGTCGCGCAGGCTCAGATGCCACTGTTCGACGACCTGACACCACGTGCTGAGCTTGGCACCATGGCCGCGCAGAACGCTGAAAAGGTTGCCATCACAGGCGGGACTATCGCGGGTATATCGTTCGGTGGGTTCCCCGCTGGTACTGTGTCGTTACCAAGCCTGTACTGGGGGACGGACACAGCAACCGGGTTCTACCGGATCGGCCTGAACAACATTGGCTACTCGTACAACGGGACGAAGTTACTCGACTTGTCGGCAACGCTGCTCGGGGTAACTGGCGGTGTGAGTGTCACGACCCAATTTACATCGTCTGTGGCTACCGGAACCCCGCCGCTGGTGGTTGCCAGTACAACGAATGTTGCAAACCTGAATGCATCATCCTTGGGCGGCGCGACGTTTGCAGCCCCTGGCCCAATCGGTAGTGGAACGCCTGACACAGGTGTATTTTCAAGCATCACGACTCCCGGTGGCGCGACATTTCACACCACGAATACCGCACTGACCAACGGTGCGGCGGCGGCGGCTGGAACCCTGTTAAATGCCCCGGCAGCAGGGAACCCGACGAAATGGATCGGTATTAACGACAATGGAACAACCCGGTATATTCCGGCATGGTAAGGACTAAAAATGACTGTAACCGTTAAGGTACTCATCCCTGCAAAGATCGCGGAGTCGTCGCAGACCACTCAGTACACCGCGACGAATGTCACGACGATCATCGACAAGTTCACCGCGACAAACTACAGTGCTGGTGCGGTCACGTTGTCCGTGAATCTGGTCACTTCAGCAGGTTCTGCGGGTGATTTGAATCTGGTGGTCAAGACCAAATCGCTGGCTGCGGGGGAAACCTACACGTTCCCCGAACTGGTCGGTCAGGTGCTTGCACCATCGGGGTTTATCAGCACCATCGCAAGTGCCGCAACGTCAATAAACATCCGCGCATCAGGCCGAGAAATTACTTAGGTATTGACCAAATGAGAAAAAATGGGAAAATAAACAAGCTGAGTAAAAACGCTCCCAGCGGCATCCTAGAAATTGAGGTGTTGACATGGGGCTACTAAGCGTAATTGGGGGCATAGCTGGCGGCTTATTGGGCAGCAATATCGGCGGATCAATCGACACTGCCAGATCTGTAGATGAAGCATCGCAAGTGCAACAGAATGCGGCTCAGGGCGGAATTGATGAGCAGCGGCGTCAGTTTGATGCAATTCGAAAACTGCTTTCACCATTTGTCGATGCTGGAACAAACGCAATATCCGGGCTTGCTCCATACGCGGAGGCGGGCGCACCAGCTCTTGGGCAGCAACAAGCACTACTCGGATTAAGCGGACCAGAAGCGCAGCAACAAGCTATCGCGGCACTTGAGAACGGACAGCAGTTCAAATCCCTGACCCAGCAAGGAGAAAATGCCCTACTGCAAAACGCATCGGCTACCGGCGGACTTCGCGGCGGGAATATTCAAGGCGCGCTGGCCCAGTTCAGGCCGCAGTTGCTCAGTCAGTTGATTGAGCAGCAATACGGACGTTTGGGAGGACTTACCGCGCTTGGCCAGGGCACAACTCAGAACCTTGCTGCGCTCGGCCAGTCATCGGCGGCAGGCGTCGGAAATGCTGGCATAACATCGGGAAACAACATTGCAACGTTGCTCGGGCAACAGGGCGCTGCCCGAGCTGGCGGCATCCTTGGGCAGCAAAGTGCCATCAATAACGGGGTGTCAAAAACCTTTGGTTTTCTTTCGGGCGCAATGGGATTCTGATCATGGACCCAATCAACTATTTATCTCAAGTCGCAGACCCGTTTGCGCAGTCGCTCGAAGGCTTCAAACTCGGCGCTGGCATGGTGGAGATACAGCAAAAGCAAGCGCTTGCAGAGCAGGCGCGCCAACAGCAACAGCTTGCCTTGCAAGAGCAGGCGCGCTTCTTTGCCAAGCCAAATCCGACCATGCGCGATGCGCTTCAGTTTGCTTCTGTGCTTCCCAAAGACCGGGCCGATGCTTTGCGGCCGTACATCGAAAACTTCAGCAAAGAGCAGCAGCAAAACGCGCTGAAAGCCAACGGGCAAATCTTGTCAGCGTTGCAAGTCAATCCAGCCATCGGCATCAAAATGCTGCAAGACTACGCAACAGCCCAGCGCACCAGCGGCGACATCGAAGAGGCGGCTCTTTATGATCGACTTGCAGAAGCGGCGGCGGACCCGGAAAGAGGCCCGGGCGTGGTGTTTAAGTCGCTGGTGACGGTCACCTCCCGAATTCCCGGCGCTAAGGAGATGTTTGAGACCATCGACAAGGCCGCTGGCACTGCCCGTGAAGACGAGCAAGCGCCATCGAAGCTCCGGCAGGCAGTCGCAGTTGCAGACAAGGCCGTGGCAGACGCGACCACGGCTCAGGCCACAGCCACCAACGCAGCCGAGAAGGCAGCGGCGGACGCAGCCAAGGCAACGGCAGATGCCAACAAAGCCAAGATCGACGCCCAATTTGCAGGACCACTTGCGCAAGCAAGCCTCAACCTAAACAGGGCACAGATCAGCAATATAAACAGCGAAATCAGCAACCGGGCAGCAAAGTTGAATCTGGATGTTCAGACAACGCAGGCCACTGTTGCTGAAAAGTTGTCAAGCATTCAAAAGAACCTGACGGACATTCCGGCCGACACCCGCAAGCTGATAAACGAGTCGGCAGTCTTGGCGGCAACGTCCAAGCAATCGGCTACGCAGTTTAATGATCTTGCCAAGCGGATCGAAGCCGAAGGAGGGAACTACGGCGTGGCTTCTAGCGCTTCTGATTTCTTGAAAAAGGCCGGTGGCTTTCAAGGCGGAATGACTGAGCTCAAGCAGGAATACACCCGCCTGCGCAACACATCGGCCATAAAGATGCTTCCACCCGGCCCAGCCACTGACAAAGACATTCAATTGGTTTTGGCTGGGTTTCCTTCTGAAACTGCCAGAGCTGGCGACCTTGCCAGATTTTTGCGCGGCATGGCCAAGCTGCAAGACATTGATGCATCGGTAGCCAACGCGAAGACAGACTGGTTTGCCAATAACAATGGCGCTCTGACACGGGCAAAAAACACCTTTGTCGCTGGCAACTATGCCACCAAGCCGGGCGAAACATTCGAGGACTTTTCACAGCGAATTGTCAAAGACGTATCGAGCAAATATCGGGCACCTGAGCAACTTGCGGACGAAAAGCGTCAGCAACTCATCAACCAAATACCGACCAATCAGGCACCGGTGGCGGCACCAGCCGCGCCTGTAAACATTCGATCACAGGCTGACGCAATCTTGCGCGGGGGTCGGTAATGGCAACTGCTGACGAATACGCCGCTTGGATTGTGCAGAATTCCAAAAAGCGCGGAACTCCTGAGTTCGACACGGTGGCGCAGGCTTACGAGCTTGCAAAGTCGGAGGAAACGACGGCAGCCACGCAGCAACAGATTGCACAACCACCGAAACAGCCAAGCATGGGTGATCAGCTTGTTGGAGCGGGAGAAACGGCATTGACGCTGCTTACCGGCGCAACCGGCGGCGCAGTGGGCACCATTGCTGGCGCTGGTACAGGGCTGGCACAGCAGATACTTTCCGGGCAGTTTGGAACGCCAGAGGCCGTGCGCGCAGTCGAGAAAGCAGCGGCAGAAGGCGCGCAGGCGCTCACTTACCAACCGCGCGGCCAAGTCGGCAAAGAGAACGTTGAAACCGTTGGTCGGGTTCTGAGCAATGTCCTGCCGCCTGTTCTGCCAGTGATTGCAGCTCCCGGCGCACTCATGCAGGCAACTCGCAATGCAGCCCCAATTGCGCAGGCCACAGCCCAG